GTGTCGCCGTGCTATTAAAAAATCGCCCCCCTTTGCGTGAATTGCACGAAACACACAAGGTTTGAAGGTTTGATTCATTATCTGCATTTCCTTCACCAAACAAGTGCCTTGGAACTATGTGGTCAACCGAATTGCCTTCCATACCACATGCCTGGCATGTGTGACCGTCGCGTTGCAATATGCGTTGACGTATCTTGCGCCATTGGCTTGTGCTTCCATTGTCCTTTAATGCACTGGCCATTAGAAGTAGTTCCTTTGCTGATGAAACGCCCATGCTTTGCATGGTGTTTGATAACGAATTGTAATGTATTTAAGAGTTGCGTCTATTTGTCTAAATGGGTCTAAGTCACGATAGTGCTTGGATTTCATCTGACCCAATCCAAAGTGCGACCCGTTCTTTGCAGTATATGACCAACGACTTTCCTTTGTAATTATCTTGTTGAAGCATTGGAATTCCTTATAGTCGAGAATCCTAGAATGTGCATATAACTTTAAATGGTCTATTGAATAGTTCGCTGCAATGGCAGGGCTTGCCCCTTGCATTGCGATTAGGCTAGTGATTAACAACAACAATTGAATTCTTTTTCTATCTATCCTTTTATTTCTAAGATACTTTGAAAGATATTCATTCTTGGTTTTACCCACGAAATGCGTGGTGTTGTTGTATGCGTCAAGCGTACACCCTCCAGTCAAGGGTTGAATAACTTCGTGCGTGGCCTTGGGCGTGTCCCACAAGTTTTGCACGGCTGTGGATAAACACTGTTGATAACTTTTCACTGCCCACCCCAGCCCGTTCCTTTGAAGGATATGCCAAAAGTTGAGTAGGTGCGGCTCATGTTTTGCCCGCAGCAGATTGGGTTGTGTTCGTCGTGAATTGACTTATCCACCTCAACACTGATTTGGCACACCGCGCATTTAAACTCATAGATTGGCATTTGTAGTTCCTATCTGCGCAACCCCCATGACTTCGCACTTGGTGCATTGAATCACTTCCACACCGTCGGGAAGGTTGTCCGTTACCTTGTGGATTACTTGTTTCGTTACCTTTTTGCATTTTCTGCACTCAAACTGAACTGTGTCCATAGTTGCTTCTCCTAAGGTTTTCAATAGGTTGCAAGTTGATTTGTGTGACCCACCAATTAGGTTGCTTACTGTGTCGGTACTTTGGACGTTTAGCCATGGCAATGGGAATCCAACCTGCAATGAAGAAATGCGGTGATTCACCAGTAACCAGGATTGCCACGTCGTCAGTGCGGTCGTATTCGTGGATTATGAGTTGGCCTGCAAGGTACTTAGTCCAACGCACCTCAAAATGTGAACCAACGTCAGCCTTGGTTTTGCCCTTTTGCTCAAATGGGTCAAACTCAACGTTTAGGTATTTGGCAACAACCCATTCGCTGCCGATACTTTGTGCGTCTTGTGCAATGAGGTCATGTAGTGATTTCTCAGTTGAGTAACCGCCCGACCGTGTTTGCCAATAGTCCGTGTTGGCCTTAGCCAAATGAATTGCTGCGTCGTGGCACGTAAATTCTTCCTCACGCGTTAAGGTCATTTTCAACGGCAACCCGCACAAAACCAAATAATCTTTTCATTGCCATAGCCTTTTTGGTAGCCAAATTCGTCAAATTTAACAATGCTTGAACACTTGTCGCATTGCTCAACTTTGTATTCGGCAACAACTTCACCTTCGCACATGAGTTTGCCAGTCATTGTTTTGACTTGTATTACTTCCCAATAATCGCTCATAAAAATGCCACCCCAATCAGTAACAAAACCAAGACAATTTCAATGCAGACGAGTATTTTGATTAAGCGTGGCTTTGTCATACTTGTGGCTTCCAAGTTCCGTCGCTTGTAAGTACTAGCCAAACTGGTTCACACTGGTCAGGTTTGCGCCCTACGCATGAGTAGTTTGCCCAGTCTTTGCCGGTCTTCGCACTGTTTCCGCTGCGAAAAACACGGTGTCCATGACGGCATTGTGGCGATTCAGCGACCAATTCCCCACCCAATTGCTTAGATATTTCTGCAATGCCTGAGGCGAGTGTTATCACACCAGCAGCAGCAACTTCTTCTTCAGTCTTGTAACTTGGAACGTCGCCAAACTTGGTTGTCCAATAGTCGTATTGCTTGTCCGTGTTGGCAACCTTTGCTGACGTCTTTTCAACTTGTTCCATTATCTCTTTGGTGCTTCTCTCAGCCCCACCCATAACAAGTTGTTGCACCCTCATAATCGCTGAGGTGACTGTGTCTTCCACAAACCAGCGTTTCATGTTTTGTTGGTATGCGCCTTGGTAGCCGTAGGCATAGTCAACGCCTGCTGGACGAGAATCATCTTCATGACGAAACGCCTTTGCTTCAACCAGGACGTAACCCTTATCAGCACTAAATTCAACAATGCTGGTTTCAATGCGTCCAGTTGGAAAAGTGCGATTCCAGCGTTCTAGACGTTCGCGGCTTGCCTCGTAGTTATCCAGGAATCCCATTTATTTCACTTCCCTTTGGGATTGTGAGATATGGCGACTAATAGCACGCCCGCGTGTGTAGCCTTCACGGCTTCCGTCTTTGTGTCCCCATGAATAACCCAGGGCAGCGGCTAAGGTGCAAAGCACGCCGATTAGGAATAAAGCCCGCAAAGTCTGCGGGTCTAATAAGTCAACGACCATTTTGAATTCTCCCGATTCTTGGTGGTAACGACTACCACCTGAATACAGGGTGACGCATAAGGCGCGCCAAATCAAGAACCTTGCGTGTTTGTCGGCGTGTCACCTGACTTATTCTTGGATTTCAGTCCGTTTCCAGCAAGCACGCCACCAAGCGAACCAGTCAAGAAAATGGCCAGGGTTTTTAGTAGGTCAATGAAGGCTGCGTCGTTGGGTGCTTGTGCCCCAATTGGTTGAGTGACAAAAATAAGCGCGTAAGTTATGCCGACTGTAACAATTAGAAACACGGCTGCAAGTGTCGAACCAATTATCAAAATTAACTGCGCGTGAACGTCTTCAGGTGCGCGGCGTCGTGCTGGTTTATGGTGTTGAGAATCCAAGTATGTCGTCAGTACACGTTCCAGTCGGGACGCACTGTGGTTTTTGGCACTCAGGTTTTGACCAGTTTTCATATTCTTGGCACTCATAACGTGTCCAACCCTGATACCCACACGCAGTCAGGATTAGCGCAAGTGCCCAAGCCAATCCTGCTGCGGTAAGTTTTCGGGTTACTTCCCCGTTAACCCGAAACTCTTATCCTGCGGATTTAACCAGCGCAAAACAACTGGTGCAATCGCTGCGACACCTGCCATTGCAAGTGTCTTTGGGTCTGTCACACCTGCCATGTATAAGGCTAGTGCTGCTGCCATGAATGAGCGTGCCCATGAGGCGATTAAGGCTTTGGCTTTGTCCATTTTTTTGTTTTCTCCTTTGTCGGTTTTTCTCCCGATTTTGGTATTTCAACTGTTGGGTGTTCGCCCTTGTAAGGTACGAATTTGGGAATTCCAAACCCAACAATTTCTTTGCCAACGTTGCGCACCTTGACCATGACCATGCCACCATTTCGTTGGTCGCCTGTTCCACTGGTGTTACCTTCAATCGTTACGCATTGTTTGTCGTCAATCAAACCAACAACAATGCCAATATGAGAAATGCGGTCAACGCCGTCATGAGGAAAATCCATGAAAGCCAAATAACCCAATTGTGGCATATTTGACCAACGGTTGATTTCTTTCAATTTGTGTGCGCCTTGCGCCGTTGAAACCATTGACGGAATCTTGACGCCCGCTTGTGCTGCACACCAGTTGACGAAAGAACCGCACCAAGGTAGTCCGTCGGCTTTTGTAAATTTGCCGTACTTGGTGAGGTTGTCGCCTTCCTCAATTGTGCCAATCTCAGCCTTTGCAATTTCAATCAGCGCAGCCGAAGTGCCTTGCGGATACATCTTAGTCAAGTGTTCCACTATTTGCCCAGTTTTAAGCCAGCAGGAATTGGCTTTGTGTATTCCCATTTGGCTATGTATGAAATACCATCACCATCATCTTCGAGACGAATAACAGAATCCTTAAAATCTTCTAACTTCAATTCTGGATAAGTTTCAGAAATAACTTCATATAAGTTCATTTATGCTCCTAAATAATCAACTTGGAAAAAACTGCATTGATTCACGATATTTAATGCACCGCCTGAAGTTTGATAAGTTTGAGCAATAACAAAATCATTTGCTGCAAGATTGAGAATAAAAGTGGTTTGATGTGAAAAATTATCTACTGATGAACCAGGGCCTTTATACACAATAGTGCCTGAGCCTGATGTGGTATTTAATAAATAGAAAATATCTCTCTCGCCTGTGCCGTTTGCAGCATATTCAAGTTGAATAAAAAACTTGTAATAGCCTGCCGTTGGCACTGTAATTCTTTGATTATTGGTCACATTGTCGTGAAAA